GACCTCTTTTCGGTTCCGTACTCAGGGCGTAAAAAGTCACCACGATATGAAATTTGCGCCTTGGCGCTGACCTCGCACGTGCTGTGCACGCTTCACCCGGCCTTCCCTGAGCCGGTCACCCAACCCCGCTTCGGCGGGGTTTTTCATTCCATTGCCGAGGAGGCAACGCATGTCGACTGAACAGGAGGTGCAGCAGTCGCTGGCCGATCTTCCTACCTGGCTACTGATTCTGGTGGCACTCGCGGGTTTGACCGGGGAGATGTGGCGCGCTGATGCGGCAGGGATGGCGGTGCCGGTGTTGGTCAAGCGGGTGCTGCTGCGCTTCGGTGCTTCGGCAGTGTTTGGCCTGGCTACGGTAATGCTCGCCACGGCGCTGGGCTGCAGCCTGATGACCGCTGCAGCAATAGGTAGCGTTGTGGCTTGCCTCGGCGCCGATGTCGCCAGTGGCTTGTACGCTCGGTGGTTGGCAAAGCGGGCAGGGATCTGCGAAGCACCGCCGAGCGGTGGCGGGCAGGCATGAAGTCGCCGGGGACCCTGGGATTATTCGGTGGGTACGGGGTCGGAAACCCGCGGGATCTTGTGACTGGCCAGTTTTTCCACGTTGGTTGACAGAGGTTGACAGAGGTTGACGGCTACAGGTTGACAGGAGGTTTACATGACCGTTTTGAGCCGGACGGAATACGCGGCCAGTAAGGGTTGGTCTCGCCAGTACGTTGGGAAACTGGCCAAGCAAGGCCGGTTGATTTTTGCCCCGGATGGCAAGGTGGATGTCGAAGCCACCGATCAGTATTTGGAGATGACTGGCGATCCGGCACGTAGCAACGCGGGCACACGAATCGCACCGGCTATCTATACATCGGTCCAGCAGTTTGAGCCCGCTCCCGCAGTCCCTAGCGCAATCCCTCAGGCTGCGCCGGACTATCACAAAGCTAAAACCCGGTTGGCTATTGCGCAAGCTGTGCGGGCAGAAACGGATCTCCAAAAGGTCACCGGCGAATTGGTTGATCGGGAGGTCGTCGATGAAGCTGCGTTCGCGTCAGGGCGCATGACACGGGATTTGCTATTAAGCCTGCCACCCAAACTCGCCCCTGTTTTGTCGGCAATGACCAGCACCTGGGACATTGAAAAGCATCTGCTTAGCGAAATCCGCCAAGCCCTTGAGGAGGCCGAGCGCCTCTCCACCGAAGACTTCAATCACGCCTTAACCCTCGGAAACTGATCCTATGGATACCAAACTTGCAGACGGTGCCGAGGCCTACCGTGTGGCGTACTTCCGTGGTTTGCGTCCAGAGCCGGAGCTGTGGGTCGACCAGTGGGCTGACGAGTACATGCGCATTCCGCGCGACACCGGTGCTGCCGAACCTGGCCGTTACCGCACGTCCCGTACGCCATATGCACGCGAGCCCATGCGTTGTCTGTCACCGGCGCACCGCAGCAAGCGAGTGGTCACTATGGTGGCCTCCCAATTAATGAAGACGCAGATCGCGCTGAACTGGATCGGCGGGCTGATCCACATGGCACCGTCAAATATCCTTACCTTGCTACCAAGCCTGGGGCTGGCCAAGCGGGTGTCTTCGAGAATTGGCAAGACCATCAAAGCCACGCCCGTTTTACGTGAGCGAATTGCGACCGGGCGCGACGCCGTGAACACCATGGATACCAAGGAGTTCGAAGGCGGTTCGCTATATGTGACCACTGCTGGCTCCGCAGCCAACCTGTCGGAGCTATCCGCACGTTACATTTACGGTGATGAAATTGATCGTTGGGAAGTCGACATTGGTGAGGAGGGTGATCCCATCGAACTGGCGGAGACACGAGCCAGTACTTTCGGTCGCAATGCCAAGTTCTACTTCTCCAGTTCGCCCACGATCAAGGGTGCTTCGCGCATCGCGGATCTGTTCGAAGGCAGTGACCAGCGTCACTATTATGTGCCCTGCCCAGACTGCGGTCATATGCAGGTGCTGGAGTGGGAGCGCCTGCACTACAGCAACGACTTCAGCACGGTGCATTACGAGTGTGCAGGATCTGAATGTGACGTGCTGATCGAGGAATACCACAAGGGTGACATGCTCGCCAAAGGCGAATGGCGTGCGCACGCTGAGGGTGATGGAGAGACAGTCGGGTTCCACCTCAACGCTCTCTATTCACCGCCCGGCTGGATGGATTGGCGAACTTTGGCCATGCAGTTTGAGAAGGCTAAGGTTGCCAAAAACAAAGGCGACCTTGAACCTATGCAGGTGTTTTACAACACCCGTTTGGCCAAGGTCTGGGACAGTGCGCAAGAGCAAACCAAGGCCGAGGTGCTGATCGCCAGGGCGCGGTTGGAAACTTACACCCTCGGCACGATGCCAGCCGGCGCGCTGATGCTGACCGGCGCCGTTGATGTCCAGGCCAATCGCCTTGAGCTGATGGTGATGGGCTTCGGCGTCGGCATGGAGCGCTGGGTTGTTGATCACCAGGTCATCTGGGGTGATCCGGCTGACGAGCGCACATGGGCCGTGCTGGACGAGAAACTCAAGGCGAGGTATCGGCATCCCTGCGGTGTGGGCTTGGCGATCCTTGCCACCGGGGTCGACTCCGGCGGTCACCACACCGACGAGGTTTATCAGTTCTGCCGTGTTCGTCGCTGGCGCAACATCTTCGCTATCAAGGGTGCGAGCAAGCCCGGCAGACCGGTCATTGCTCAACGCCCGTCCATGGTCGACGTGACTTGGAAGGGGCAGACCGAGCGCAATGGCGCCGAGCTCTGGTTTGTTGGTACCGACACCGCCAAAGACTGGATCTACAACCGCTATTCGTTCCCGGACGGACCGGGATCGCTGCACTTTGCCAACGACCTGCCGGACGACTTCTTTGCCCAATGTGTCGCTGAGCGCAAGGTGGCCCGCTACATCCGGGGCCACAAGCGTATCGAATGGATCAAGGGCAAAGCCGAGCGCAACGAAGCCCTCGACCTGATGGTGTACTGCTTGGCGATGGCGCAATACCTGGGCATCAATCGGTACCAGGAGAACGACTGGGAACGCGTGCGGCAATCCCTGGCGCAGTCGGGATTGTTCGATGAAACGCCAGACGTTCGGCCCGTTCAGGGCGAACGCGTCCCAGAGCAAGCAGCCCCGGTTGCTGTCGCACGGCCAGTTCCACAACCGACCGCCCAAGTCGTACCTGCACGACCCGCACCACCACCTCAACGCCGCAGCTCCAGCAGCGGTTACCTGAAGAGACGCTGACATGTCATTTACCCAGAAGCACCTTGACGCGGTTGAGGGGGCTATCGCACGCGGTGAGAAAACCGTGCGCTATGGTGATCGCACCGTGGAATACCGATCCATCGACGAGCTGCTGAAAGCGCGCGATGAGATCCGCACTTCACTGGTGAACTCGGCCGGGCCGCGCTCTCGCGTCGTTCGGCTTTGCCACGGAGGCAAAGGACTCTAATGGCCCGCTATCCGACGCTCACCCGTAACGGATTCGTGTTGCCGTCGAACATCAAGGCCAGTTACGAAGGCGCCGGAGAGGGCCGCCGATCCACTGGCTGGGATGCGCCGGACAACGGGATCAACAGCATCAACACCCCTGCGCTACGCAATCTGCGCTCACGGTCGCGGGCAGCGGTTCGCAATGACCCGTATGCCTATAACGTGATCGACAAGCGCGTCAGCAACCTGATCGGTACCGGCATCACACCGCGGCCGAAAACTGATGACGAAGCCCTGCGCAAATTGCTGCAGGAACTTTGGGATGACTGGGTCGATGAATCGGACGCCGACGAGCGTACAGACTTCAATGGCCAGCAGGCGCTGGTGGCCCGCACGGTGGAAACCTCCGGCGAATGCTTTGTGCGGTTGCGTCCGCGTGGCATGGACGAAGGCCTCGCGGTGCCGTTGCAGCTTCAAATCCTGGCCCCAGAGTTTGTCCCTCATGACAAGTTCGAGACCACCCGCGATGGCAACTTTATCCGCGCCGGCATCGAGTTCACCCCCGGCGGCAAGCGCGTGGCGTACTGGATGTACCTGGCACATCCGCGCGATGCCTCGTCGCTGAACGCCGGCTACAACCGACTGGTGCGGGTGCCGGCTGCGCAGGTGCTGCATATCTTTGAACCGGTCGAGCCGGGCCAACTGCGCGGTGTGCCTCGCTTGTCGCCGGTGTTGAAGCGCTTGCGCAGTCTCGACAATTACGACGACGCGGTGTTGTTCCGTCAGGAAGTGGCCAACCTGTTTGCCGGGTTTATCAGCCGGCCAGCCCCGGAATCCGGCCCCGTGCCGAGAGACCCGGTTACCGGTCAGCCGCTGAGCCTGGATCGCGACGGCTTCACGCCGATGGTCGCGCTGGAGCCCGGCACCATGCAGGAGCTGGGGCCTGGTGAAGAGGTTGAGTTTTCCAAGCCGCCGGACGCCGGCAACAACTATCCCGACTTCATGCGGCAGCAGCTGATGGCGGCTGCAGCAGGGACCGGGACGCCGTACGAAATCCTTACTGGCGACATGCGCGAGGTCAACGATCGGGCGCTGCGGGTGGTGCTCAACGAGTTTCGGCGCCGTCTGGAACAACTGCAGTTCAGCGTGTACGTGCACCAGCTGTGCCGTCCGGTCCGGGCGGCCTGGATGGACATGGCGGTGCTGTCAGGTGTCCTTCAACTGGATGACTACACCCAGCGACGCCGTGAGTACCTGCGCACCCGTTGGGTGCCGCAAGGCTGGGCCTACATACAGCCGGTGCAGGACGTGCAGGCACGTCGCATGGAAGTGCAGGCCGGCTTCGCTTCGCGCAGTGAGATGGTCCTGCGCACCGGTTATGACGCAGAGACGGTCGACGCCGAAAACGCGGCCGACCTGGCCCGGGCCACCACGCTTGGCCTCAATTACAACACTCTTGACGCCGTCGTTTCCAACGACGACAAGGAGCAACCATGAGTAAAAAAACGCGACCGCGTATCTACAACCGGGCGGGCAAACGCGTGCAGGTGCAGGACAAGACCTGGTACGCGCTGCAAGCCAGCGGCGAGGCTACTGAGCGAGTGATCGAGGTCTTCGTCTATGGCGAGATCGGCGCCTGGGGGATTACCGCCAATCAGTTTGTGCAAGACCTGCGCGCCATGGATGACGGCGTTTCGCCGGTGATCGCCGCGTTCAACAGCATCGGCGGCGACCTGTTCGACGGGCTGGCGATGCACAACGCGTTGTCTCGTTTGGGCGAGCGCTGTACTGGCCGTATCGACGCGTTGGCGGCCAGTGCCGCCAGCGTTGCGGTGTGCGGCGCGCACCGCGTCGTGATCGCGTCCAACGCCATGCTGATGATTCACAACCCATGGACCTACGCGGCCGGCGATGCCGAAGACTTTCGCAAGGTGGCCGACGTCCTCGATCAGACGATGGAGGCCATCATTGCGGCCTACAAGGCCAAGGCGCCGGACATCGATGAGGATGAGTTGCGGCGCCTGGTCGCCGCTGAAACCTGGTTGACCGCCAGTGAAGCGGTGGCTTTGGGGTTGGCCGATGAAGTCGGTGACGGTGTCACGGTGAAGGCTTGCCTCGGCCAGGGGGCCGTGCTGCAGCGTTACCAGCACGCGCCGGCAGAATTGCTCGCCCAGTTGGACGAGCCACCCGAGCCGGATCCCGAGTTAGAGCCCGCCGATCCACCCTTGGTACCGCCGGTGGTCGATTCGGCCAAGCTGGCCCTGATGATCACCCAGCGTTGTACCGAGGCGGGCATCAGCAACTTGGTCGAGCCGCTGCTCAGCTCCACCCGGCTTGAAAGCGAAGAGGTCGTCCAGGCTGGCCTTACGCGGGCCAAGGCCGTGAACGATCTTTGTGTGGCCGCGCGCTTACCGGAGTTCAGCGGCGAGTATGTCGCGGCGGGGCTGGACGTTGCGGCGGTTCGAGCGCGGCTGTTCGACAAGATTGTCAGCGGCGGCAAGGGCTTCGAAATTGATAACAGCTTGCCGCTGAACAATGACCCCGCACCGCAGGTGCAGGCCAAACAACCTGATCCCACTTCGATCTGGGCCGCTCGACAAGCCGCTCAATCTGGAACTGCGCATGGCGCGAAAGGAGCAAGAGCATGACCATCAAAAAAGAACCTATCCACGCCGGTGAGTTTCTGCTGTCCGAAGGGGCCGGGAACATCTCGCGCGAAGCGATCAACGTCGCCGCCGGTCCCGCGCTGGAACCGGGTCAGATCCTCGGCCTGGTAACGGCCACCGGTGAGTTCGCACCGTACGCTCCGGACGCAGAAGACGGCAGCGAGACGGCCGTCGCCATTCTCTTCGGTCCGCTGGGTGAGTCGAATGTGGTGCGCCGTGGGCGTGCGGTAGTGCGCTTGGCCGAAGTCAGCGAAGCCCATCTGACCGGGTTGGATCTGGACGCTGAAAAGGCGCTGGCCACTCATTTTCTGATCGTTCGCTAAGTCGATCGCCCAACTTCATGCGCCCCGCTTTATGCGGGTTTTTTCATTTCTGGAGAGTACCCATGGCCGAGATCGCCATTTTTGACGACGAAGCGTTTACTGTTACCGCGCTGACCGCCGCACTCAACGACCAACCCTACCTGCCGGGGCGCATCAGTGCCCTGGGTCTGTTCCGTGAGGAAGGCATCACCACCTTGACCGTGCAGATCGAAAAAGACGGCGACACCCTGGCGCTGGTGCCTGCCGGTGAGCGGGGTGGTTCTGGTCTGGTCGTCGCGGCCAGCAAGCGCAATTTGATCCCCTTCAACACCGTCCACCTGCCGGAGCGCTTCACCATCAAGGCTGACGAGATCCAGGGCATTCGTGCCTTCGGTACTCGCACCGAGCTGCAGGCAGTGCAGGACGTGGTCAATGCCCGCCTGGCCAAAGCGCGCCGTCAGTTGGATGCCACGCATGAATTCCAGCGCATGGGCGCGCTCAACGGCCTGATCCTCGATGCCGATGGCTCGACGGTGCTGTTGGACCTCTACGATCGCTTCGGTGTGTCGCGTCAAAAGTTGCCCATGGGCTTGGCGGATTCGAGCACCGAACTGCGTGTTAAATGCGGCGAAGCATTGGACATGCAAGAAGATGCGCTCGGCAGTGTGACCAGCATCAGTTCCCGCGCCTTCTGCGGCAAGAACTTCTGGAACAAGCTGATCGTTCACAAGTCGGTCAAGGAGACCTACCTCAACAGCCAGCAGGCGGCTGCTTTGCGTGGTGATGCTCGTGAAAGTTTCGAGTTCGGCGGCATTATCTGGGAGCGCTACCGTGGCAAGGTGGCCGGCGTCTCGTTTGTTCACGACGACAAGGCGTTGCTGGTCCCTGAAGGTGTGCCGGATCTGTACATTTCGGTGTTTGCGCCGGCGGACTACATGGAAACGGTCAACACCCAAGGCATTCCTTACTACAGCATGATCGAGCCGCTGCCCTTCAACAAAGGCATGGCCGGTGAAGCCCAGTCCAACCCGTTGCACCTGTGCACGCGGCCCCGTGCGCAGATCCTGTTGGAACTCTGACATGGCCTTTCGCGACCTGATTGCCGAGGTCGATGCCGTGGTGTTCGAAACCCTGGGCGACAGCGCGCGGATCGAAGGCCGCGACGAACCGATCCTCGGCATGTTCGCCGCACCTTGGCTACAGCCGAAGTTCGGCAAGCTCAACACGGGCCTGCGCGAACCGCGATTCGAGATCCGCGTCAGCGACTCAGCGGGCCTGCAACAGGGCATGTTGGTCAGTATCGACTTGCCCGCGCTGGACGGTGGCGGCGACTACGACCTGCTGCAGCTGGAGCCGAGCGGCGACGGTCTGGTCGCCTTGATCTTGAGGATGCGCGCATGAGTGTCGGTAGTCACTTCAAGGCCTCGGCTGGCGGCGGGATGATCTCGATTCAGTCTTCGTCGGCGGATCTGCAAGCGTTCCAGGAGCTGGCCAAGGTAGTGCCTAAAGCGGCGGCCGCCGCGCACCGTCGCGCGATCAACAAGACGTTGGGTTGGTTGCGCACGCACATTGCCCGGGCGGTCAGTCGACAGGAGCGTATCGCCGTCGCGGCAGTGCGTCAGCGATTGCGCAGCTACCCGGTCACCGGCGGGGCCATCAGCGGCAAGCTGTGGTTTGGTTTGAACGCCATTGAGTCCAGCCGGATCGGCCGAGCGCGGCAGACCGGCAGCGGTGTATCAGTGGCCGGGCGCCGTTACCAGGGCGCGTTCCTCAAACAGGTCTACGGCAACAAGCCCGACATCTGGATTCGTACGGCGAGCAAACACTTCAACCCGGATGATTACCCCGACAGCACTGTCAGTGTGCGGGGTGGTGCCAGTTCGGGCTGGATTGCGGAGAACGACAGTCGCTTCCCGCTGGCCAAGGCCAAGGTCTCCCTGGAGCAGGCACGACCGCACTTCGACAGCTGGGTGCGCAAGGCCGATGAGCGCTTGTTGGAGATCCTGCAGCAGGAGCTCAACTTTGAACTGCAAAAGTACCTGAAGGGGAAATGACGTGTCGGATGAGCCATTTGCTTTGGATCAACTCTACCAGGCCATCGAGCGGCACCTGGTCGCGGAGTTGCCGGGTGTCCGCGCAGTATCTGCCTGGCCGAAAATCGAAGATCGTATAGCGCTGCCGGCGGTGTTTCTGGAGATGGCCGAGTTTGAACCCGGTACCGACATCGGCACGGGAGAAACAACGCTGGTGTGCAAGTTCGAGGCGCGCATCGTCGTCGATCCGATCCAGCGACATCACCATCAGCAAGCCGTGCAACTGGCTACTCAACTGGCGTTGATCTTGCGGGCGCAAACCTGGGGGCTGGAAGTCGAACCGGCGGTGTTCATTCAAGCCGGACAGGACTGGACTCGGCCGGAGCTGGATGGTTACACCGTCTGGCTGGTGGAATGGAATCAGCAGATCTACCTCGGCCCGCAGCAGTGGCCGTGGCCCGATGAGCCGCCGGGCTCACTGTGGTTCGGTTTCAACAACGACACCAAAGAGCAGTTCTTTCCTGCGGATGATGTGCCATGAGTTACGCCCTGGCCGAACATGACCGCATGATCGCCGCCATGTTGATGCCGTGTGTCGTGGTCGCGGTGGATCTGGCGGCGGCCGCCGTCCGGGTGCAGTCCGGGGACTGGGTCAGCGCCTGGGTGCGCTGGCACAGTCTGGCAGCCGGCAAGGCCCGCCACTGGCGGGCGCCGAGCCTGAACGAGCAGGGAGTGTTGTTCAACCCCAGCGGTCAGGCGGGCATGGGCACCTTTATCCCTGGGCTGTATGGCGATGCCGGCGGGCAACCGGATAACCGCGATCATGTGGAAGTCTGGCGTTTCGAGGATGGTGGTTCGCTGGTGTACGACTGGGAAGCCAAGAGCTACACCATCACCCTGCCGAGCGGGACGGTTTCGATCAAAGTCGGCAGCACCGAAGCGGTGGTGACTGACAGCGCCGTCAACGTCACCAGCGGGATGATCAACCTGAAAGGCGCGGTGAATATCGACGTTCCGTTGCATGTCACGCAGGACATCACCAGTGATGCGGCCATTATCGACACGACGGGCAACACGCCCAACCACAAGCATTAATTTCAACCATCGAGAGCCCGCCCAGTGCGGGCTTTTTCATGCCTGGAGTAAACACATGGCCAAGCCCACTGAGGTGTCTGCCGCTGATGAACACTCGATCACCGAGCCGGATCCGGAATTTTCGACGTTCCGTGACACGGTTTATACCGCGCGTGTCCTGATCGTTCCCGAAACCGGTCGTGCGTTGGCCGTGGCCAAAGGGCAGGTGCAGGTAAAAACCGTCGATGTCGAAGCTATCACCTTTCTGAAATCCCACCCGGACCTTCAGCCGCTCAAGGAGTGATGTCGATGATCGGAATGGACCGCCATACCGGCCAGCCCATTTCCGGCGTCGAGCACCTTCGCCAGTCCATAGCAGACATTTTGGCCACGCCGCTGGGCAGTCGCCGCTATCGGCCGGAGTACGGCAGCACGCTCCGGCGCTTCGTTGACCTGCCGGTGAACGAAGGGTGGAAAAGCGCGGTACAGGCCGAAGTCGCTCGAGCATTGCAGCGGTGGGAGCCACGTTTGCGCCTGGAGCGTGTGCGGGTGCTGTCCGTGCTGAATGGGGCCATCGACATTCAAGTGAGCGGCGAATACCTCGGTGAAGGTGTGTTGCTGGAGGTGAGTGCATGAGTGTCGTCAACCTGTCGGCATTGCCGGCGCCGGATGTCTTGGAGTCGCTGGATTTTGAAGAGATCTACCAGGAAGTGTTGGCCGACTTCCGTTTGCAGATGGCCGATAACTGGACGGCGGTGCTGGAGTCCGACCCGGTCGTCAAGCTGCTGGAGGTTGCGGCCTATCAGAAGTTGATGAGCCGGGCGCGGATCAATGACGCGGCGAAGGCCAGTCTGTTGGCCTATGCTCGCGGGACGGATCTGGACAATCGCGCGGCTGATTATGGGGTCGAGCGGCTGACGATCACGGCGGCCGACCCGGATGCCGTGCCGCCGATTGCGGCGGTGCTGGAGAAAGACGACGCGCTGCGGTATCGCACTCAGTTGTCCCTTGAGGGGCTGTCGGTCGCCGGCAGTCGTGGCGCGTATGAGTTTCACGCGCTGACCGCCTCGGCCAACGTCGCGAGCGTGTCGGTCGACTCGCCGACCTTCAAGGCGGCGGAGATCAGCCAGGCGGTGCGCGATCAGTTGCCGGCCGGGGCAATCGTGGTGGTCTGTGACTACCCGGCCGGCCTGGTCAATCCATTGCCCGGCGACGTGTCGCTGGCCGTGCTGCCGGCACCCGACAGCACGGTGGAGCCGGCCGCCCTGGTGGCCACTGTGCAAGCAGCGTTATCGGCTGAGGACGTGCGCCCGATCACGGATCGGCCGCGTAGCCAGCTCGGGCAGCCAAGCAATTTCAGCGTCGATGCCGAGCTAGAGATTCTCGACGGTCCGTCAAAGGTAGTCGTTCTGGCGGCGGCCAATACGGCGCTGTTGGCAGCGATCAAGGCGGCCCGGCAGTTAGAGGGGGAAATGTCGCTGTCCGCGATCTATGCCGCCTTGCACGTCTCCGGCGTGCGCCGGGTGGTGCTTAAGCAGCCCACGGCCGACGTGATCTGTGACAAACGGCATTACCCCAGCTGCACCTCGATCAAGGTCACAGGGACGGTCGTTCAATGAGCCGGTTATTACCGCTGAACAGCACGCCCCTGGAGCGCGCGCTGGCCACGGCCTGCGACCTGGGCATCGACCCGGAAATCATCCGGGGCGTGGCTGACTCGGCGCGCTGTCCGGTGGACTTCTTGCCTTGGTTGGCCTGGGCCATGTCGGTCGAAGGCTGGGAGGCCGCCGACACCGAAGAACAGCAACGCGCGCTGATTCGCGAGTCAATCCCGGTTCACAAGCGCAAAGGCACCGTCGGTGCGGTGCGCCGGGTGCTGAAGGCGGTCGGGGTGCGCGCCGAGTTCAAGGAGTGGACACAAATCCCCGGGGCGGTGCCGTACACCTTTGAGTTGATCGCCTGGGCTAACGACAACCGGGGCGGTGAGGGGTCGATTCTGTCTCCGCAGCTGTTCCAGCGTTTGCGTGCCCTGGTCGACGCGACGAAGAACGAGCGCAGTCACTACGCGCTCAAGGTCGGCGCGCGGTTTGACGGTGGCTTTCGCCTGGGCAACGCCAGCCAAACGCGTCAATTGGACCGCCGCACGCTGGACGTGCAAGGCGTACCGATGGACACCGCCGAGCAAGCCCTGGGATTGGCCAACGCGGCCAGCGTTCGCTGTGTCGTTCATCAAAGCGCCGATCTGATGGGCGTTCCCATTCATGTAGAGCAGGGCTTTGCGGTCACGAACGCGCACCGCACCCGAATCGTTGTTCGCGCCACTATGGAGGCCGTCCTCGTATGAGTACCCCGTTACAACCCCTGATTACCAAGGCCGGACTGGCCGCCATCTGGCGCGCGGATAACACTGGCGTGGCGGCGGAGATCACCCATATCGCGGTGGGCACCAGCGGCTACACCCCAGCCAATACGCAAACCGCGTTGCGTACTCAAGTGGCGAAATACCCCATTTCCGATGGCCAGCGCCTGAGCGACACCCTGATTCACGTCACGGCCGTGGCCGACGATGGCAAAGCCTATTGGGCCCGCGAAGTGGGATTCCTGCTGTCCGACGGAACGCTGCTGGCGGTCTGGTCGCACCCGACCGAGGCGCTGACCTACAAGTCGGCGAACGCTGAGTTGCTGCTGGCTTATGACCTGTCACTGACCGCGTTGCCGGCCAATAGCGTGACCATCATCTCTACAGGCGCGGGCTTGAACCTGACGCTTTCGGCCGAACTGGCGGCGCTGGCAACGGCGAGCATCGCCGAAATGCTGCGCGGCGTGAAACAGCAGGACGCGCTCGACAGTCAGGACAAGTTGAACCAGTTGCAAGGTCAACAAATCCTCAACCTGATGGACCGCATGCGGGACGCCGAGCAACGCCAAGACACGGACCGTGACAGCCTATTGACTGCCATCGCTTCCAATGCCGCCGGGTTAATCACCCTGCAAAACCTCTTCGCCAAAACAACCTTAGGAGCTTGACCTTATGAGTCTTGAATCTGTCATTGCTGATCTGACCAAGGCCGCATCCGACCTTATCGCCACGTTCAGCGGCAAGAAAAATGAAATCACGGCAGCGGTTAACGCAGCGATTGCAGCCGTCCCTGAAGGCAAGCGGGCCTGGTATGTCGACCAAATCAACGGAAGCGATACCAACGCTGGCAACACGGTGGCGACTCCCTTCAAAACGATTGGTAAAGCCATCGAGTCGACGCCGAAAAACGGTTGGTGTCTGGTGATGATGGCAAACGACTATGTTTTTGATAGTCCTATCTCGGTGAACTGTGCTTACCTGGAAATCTACGGCTACAACGCCGTGTCTTCGGGGATTACACCAAAGCTGAAGCCCAAGTATTACTCCAGCAACGACAATACGATCACGGCGCTGGGCGGGCTTATTCTCAATGGCATGAGCAGCAACATTGAAATCCGCAGTTGCAACATTGAGCTGCCTTCGGTCGCGGGTGTGGTGCCAGCGCCGGTCACCACTCGCCTCAATTCGTTTATCAAAACCAACTCCGGTTCATCTCTACCCCCAGTAAT